TGAAATGAGAATTAATCTCAGAACAGGCAGAAAGTAAGAAATGATCAGAAAGGGGTGAACCGGTTCCATTTTCAGGCTCCAAATTTCACCTCTTTCTTTTTCTCATAATACCTATTTACCATAATACCGGTTATAATAAAATAGTGATTATATTTGCACTCGAAATCAGTTACTTAGTGTTTCTGATAAAGATTATTCATGTAAAATTAAATTTTTTGGCTTATGCAAACTATGGTATTTCATTCGTTTATGTCTTCTATGCTCTATAACCTTTCGGCTATTCAGCGTTCCTTTGAGGAAGAAGATAAATTTCCAGCTGATTCTGTTTTGTCGAAGTCTCTCGAATCTTTAGCTGGTCAGGTTGAAAACTTACGTATTTTTTTGGTTGACGGTTATGCGAAAAAAAAGGCGTAAACATTTACCTCGTACGAGGTGTTATCGTTGTGTAGTTACTTATTATGATTATGAATCTGATGGTAAACGTTTCCAATTTCGTACACTTCATTTTGCGGTTGCTGTTGATTATTATGAACGTTTTGTTCAAATGCTCGAAGGTAGTTTTTATACCTTTACTATTAGACGTTTGAGTACATTCTTTTCACCGTTAAATCGTGATTTTTATTCACTTATATAATATAGATATGAAAAAAGATATTTTAAAAATTATTATTAAGGTGCTTATCTATGCTCTCGGTTTGATTGGTTCATACCTTGGCATTTCTGCACTTACTTCGTGCTCTTCTTCTCGAGCCGTACAGTTCCATGGTCGTGGTACAGTCCTCATTCAGGATACTACTTTTGTCGAACATTCTAGCGATTATTTTCGTAACTTCAAATACAGGTATTAATGATTCAGTCTTTCGTCAAGTGTTTCTCCCCTTTGGTTTTGCGTGACCCTCGAGGTTATCCATATCAAGTTCCTTGCGGTAAATGTATCGCATGTCAGAATAACAAACGTTCATCTCTGTCTCTTAAGTTGCGTCTTGAGGAATATACTTCTAAGTATTGCTATTTCTTGACACTTACTTATGATGATGAGCATTTGCCTTTGTTCTCTTTGGGTCGAGACACTTGCGCTACTGAATTTATTCGTGTTTATCCCTGTTCTGAGCGTTTGCGTAATGATTCATTTATTTCTGATTTTTGCTCTGATTTTTATGAGTTTGATGATGATTTCGTTGATAAAATGGATTATTACTCTGATTTCGTTATTAATTATGAACGCATGTACAATAAGTCTTGCGTTTATGGTCATGGTTTGTATGCTCTTTTATATTATCGTGATATTCAACTTTTTTTGAAACGTTTAAGAAAACATATTTTTAAGTATTATGGAGAAAAAATTCGTTTTTACATTATCGGAGAATATGGAACTAAGTCTCTGCGTCCGCATTGGCATTGTTTATTGTTCTTCAACTCGTCTTCACTTAGTCAGGCGTTCGAGGATTGCGTCAACGTTGGCACAACTTCAAGACCGTGCTCATGTCCTCGCTTTCTACGTTCGTTATGGGAGTTCGGTATTTGTGATTCAAAACGTACGAACGGAGAGGCTTATAACTACGTTTCTTCGTATGTTAATCAGTCTGCTAGTTTTCCCAAGTTGCTTGTATTACTTTCTAATCAGAAAGCCTATCACTCTATCCGTCTTGGTCAGATTCTACCAGAAGAAAGTTTTGTTTCAGCTATCCAAAAAGGTGACTTTTCGTTTTTTGAGCGACAATTCTACCTCGATTCGTTTGGCGTTGCAAACCCTTATTCCGTCTGGCGGTCGTATTACTCTCGGTTCTTCCCAAAGTTTACTTGCTCAGGTCAGCTTACTTTTGAACAAACATATAGAGTACTTACGTGCTACGAAACATTAAGAGATTTGTTTAATACTGATTCTGTCGGTATTATTTGCAGACGTTTATTTTATCATTATTATTTTGGTTATCCTGATAATCATGATATTTATGATTACTTGCGTTTTGCTTATTACGCTGTTCTTCATTCTAAGAATATTTCTCTTTTTAGTGCTTTGCGTTCTTGTCTCTCAGCTAGTCGCGCATTTCTTTGTGCTGCTGCTAAGTGTGGTCTTACTCCAACTGCTTATTTCCGTAAATATATGGATTTCTACAGTTATATAGATTTATCTCATTTACGCTCGCATTTTGAAAATTGTATTGCTTCTACTGAGTATTGTACCAATTATTATAACATTTATCAGTTACGACATATTAATGGCAATTATTTCTATGATTCTGATTCTGAGTTTTCACGCTTCCGTCTCTCTGAACAGATTCGTTTTGAACGTTCTATTAAGCATCGTGACCAGATAGCTTTATTAAATATTAATTCTAATTTGTAAAATTATGGCTAATCGTTCCAGCATTATGGGTTTGCACGGTTTAAAAAATAAACCTTCTCGCAATTCCTTTGACCTTTCGCATCGTAACATGTTTACGGCAAAAGTAGGAGAACTCTTGCCTTGTTTCGTCCAGGAACTCAATCCTGGTGATTCTGTTAAGGTAACTAGTTCTTATTTTACTCGCACTGCTCCTTTGCAGTCTAATGCGTTCACACGTCTTCGTGAGAATGTACAGTATTTCTTCGTGCCTTTTTCTGCGCTTTGGAAGTATTTTGATTCTCAGGTTCTCAACATGACTAAAAATGCTAATGGTGGTGATATTTCTCGTATTGCTTCTAGTCTAGTCGATTCTCAGAAAGTTACTACACAAATGCCTTGTGTTAATTACAAGACACTTCATGCTTATCTTCTTAAGTTTATTAATCGTGCTTCTGTCGGTTCTGATGGTGGTTTTGGTAATGAGTTTATTGCTGGTTGTTATCGACATGCTGAATCTGCTAAGCTTTTGCAGTTGCTTGGTTATGGCAACTTTCCTGAGCAGTTTGCCAATTTTAAGGTAAAAAATGATAAGAACAATCAGTCAGGTTTGAATTTTCATGACGTTACATATAAAAATAGTCCTTATCTTTCTATTTTCCGTCTGTTGGCTTATCATAAAATCTGTAATGACCATTACATGTATCGTCAATGGCAGCCTTATAACGCTTCTTTGTGCAATGTGGATTATCTCACCCCTAACACTTCGTCTTTGCTTAACATTGATGATGCTTTGTTGTCTATCCCAGATGATAATCTTAAGGCTGATAAAATGAATTTGCTTGATATGCGGTTTTCTAATTTGCCTTTGGATTATTTTTCGGGTGTTCTGCCTACCTCTCAGTTTGGTTCTGAGTCTGTTGTAAATCTCAATTTGGGTAAAGCTTCAGGTTCTGCCACTATTAATGGTTATACCGGTACAGATTTTGGTAAATGGTCAGGTTCTAATACTGTTTCCGGTGAGCCTTTAGTTGTTGGTACTCCTCCTACTCATGTAGATACAAATAACTCTTCTGGTGCTGCTCCTTTTAAGCATTATCATGATTTTGCTGCTACTGCTAATATAAATACTTCTCTCTCTGGTGATTTTAGTATTATTGCTTTACGTAATGCTTTGGCTGCTCAGAAATATAAGGAGATACAACTTGCTAATGATGTTGATTTTCAGTCTCAGGTTGAAGCACATTTTGGCATTAAGCCAAATGATAAGGATGAAAATTCTCTTTTTATTGGTGGTTCTTCTAGTATGATTAATATCAATGAGCAGATTAATCAAAATCTTTCTGGTGATAATAAGGCTACGTATGGTGCTGCTCCTCAGGGTAATGGTGCTGCGTCTATTAAGTTTACTGCTAAGACGTATGGTGTAGTTATCGGTATTTATCGTTGTACTCCTGTGCTCGATTTTGCCCATATTGGTATTGACCGTACTTTGCTCAAGACTGATGCATGTGATTTTGTTATTCCTGAGATGGATAGTATAGGTATGCAACAAACTTTCCGTTGTGAAGTTGCTGCTCCTTCACCTTATAATGATGAATTCCACTCTTTTAAGACTGTTGATGGTTCTACTCCTGATATGTCTGAGACATATGGTTATGCTCCTCGTTATGCTGAGTACAAGACTTCTTTTGATAGATATAACGGTGCTTTCTGTCACTCTTTGAAATCTTGGGTTACCGGTCTTAATTTTGCTGTTGCTGATAATAATGTTGCTGATACTTGGCGTTCTATTAATGCAACTGCAATGTTCCGTTGCCGTCCTGATATTGTCAAAAACCTTTTTGTAGTTTCTTCTACAAATAATTCTGATGATGACCAACTTTATGTCGGTATGGTCAATATGTGTTTTGCAACGAGAAATCTTTCTCGCTATGGTTTACCTTATTCAAATTAATTTGTTATGGATGTTTCTTTAAGTGACGTTTTGCAGTATGTTCCACCCATTGGTGAGGAGCTGCAACATCAGACAGTTGATAAGGATACTGTCTGTTTGCATTCAGACGTGTATATCCTTACTCGTCTTAGTGATATGAAAATTTCCCAGAATATGGTTGATATTATTACCAATCGTCTTCAGGAAGTAAAGGATACTATGCCTGATAATCTCCGTCAGTCTTTCGATAAATTGAATGATTTTGAGAAGATGGATTTGACCGATTCTCGCTATCAGCAATGGTTGAGTGATAAGGTCGAGAAGACTAAGGATTTCATGCATCAGTTGGATTCTGAGGTTAAAAAGGCTAAGGATTCTGAGGATATGGAAAAACTCAAGAAAGCTAATTTGGCTTTGCGTGATTTCGTTCTCCGTCTTGGTTCTCCTGATGTTCAACATGATGAGTAATTGCCTATGTTTAACTTAATATTTCGTGACGTTGGCAGCGGTTCTCCGCTGTCACGTCCTTTCAAGTCTTCTGCTCTCGGTGCTGGTATTATTTCCGGTGCTGGTTCTTTGATTGGCGGTTTGTTTAGTTCACATGGCTCTCGAGATGCTGCTCGTTATCAGTTGCAAGCCCAGCGAGAAACTAACCAAACTAATAGAGATATTGCTGAACAGAATAATAAGTTCAATGAGCGCATGTGGAATTTGCAGAATGAATACAATTCACCTGTAATGCAACGTGCACGTCTAGAAGCTGCTGGTCTCAACCCTTATCTTATGATGGACGGCGGTTCTGCTGGTGTTGCAGAGAGTGCTCCTACTGCCGATACTTCAGGTACACAAGTTGCTCCTGATGTTGGAAGTACCATTGCTGGTGGATATCAAGCTATGGGCAATAGTATTTCTGCTGCAGCAAGTCACATTGCTCAGATGACTTATCAGAATGATTTGCAACAAGCCAATGTCAACAAGACAAATGCTGAAGCCAAGAATGCTGATTTGCAAAATCAGTATGATAGCTTGCGTAATGATTTCGCTACTGCTCAGTTCTTGGTTGATTTGCGTCTCAAACAGAAGCAAGGCGATATTTCAGATTATGAAGCTAACTATTTGCGTGATTCCTTGCAAGATAGACTTGATGCTGTCAAGTTTCAAAATACCCTTTCTGGTTCTCAGTCTTCGTATTATAATCAAATGTCAGGTCTTCTTGACGTTCAACGTCAAATTGAGCAGTCAAATCTTGATTGGCTTCCACGTGAAAAGGCTGCTGGTCTTGCTGCCACTTTGCAGAATGTTCGTACTATGGCTAGTCAGATGCATTTGAATTTTGCTCAAGCTAAAAGTGCTTATGCTATGGCAGCTCTTAATTATGCTTCTGCTAATGGTGTTCGAATTGATAATCGTCTTAAGGATTCTGTTTTTGATTTGTCTGTTGGTATGGCTGAAAATCAGTATCTTAAAGGTTATGCTGAACAAGATCAATGGCGACGAGGTCTTAATCTTTCTGTTCCTCAGTATGGTGCTGCTATTGTTTCTCAAAAGTCTTCACCTACTCCAAAACCTCCTCGTAAAGCTAAAAAATATAAGTAATAACAATAATATCTCCTATTATCCGTTATTATAGTATGGATTTATTAGATTCTAGTTATTTAGGTTTTGCGGTTATGTTGTTAATTACACTTATACCGTTTTTATTTGTTTTGGCTCTTATTGCTGCTGCTATACGTTGGTTATGGTTTCATGCTAAAGATTAACATTTGCGCGTGTGCGATTTAACGTACGCGCGCATTTATTTTATTTCTATGTGCGAGTTTCCGTAAAAGGAAACGACAACCCAGCCACATATACTCAATGCGCTAGCCACACAATACCTATGAAAAACACTAGCCTCTTTGTTTCTTTCTGGGCAATGCCAGAAAGAAAGCTGTCGGCAGACACCACGTAGTGTAAACGCGCTCGCTTCCGCGCGCTAGGCGGAAGTCAGGTTATAGGGCTGAAAGCCCTAATCGCCAGCTATCGTTAATTCTCTGAGCGTAACAAAATAGACGTTGCGAAATCAGAAAATTCTACGTACGTAAATTTTCCATTTCGTGACGTTTATTTTGTTATGCGCTCGGCGAAGCAGAAAAAGGACAATAATTTAGTCGTTTGAATTGCGACGAAGGAGCTTTTCAAACGTCTAAATTATGTTCTTTTTCACATTTCCGTTGGTCAATCACTCAAGCTGGCAAGGCTGGCGAAGCCAGCAAAAATGCAAAGTCGGGTCAATTTCCCCGACTTCTCCTCTCTCTTGTTCTCAAATAGTAAAAGTGACACCACCTAAATATGGTGGTGGTAGTTTATGCACTTTTATGCTATTCTGCTACTTCAGAGTTTACATTTTACGTGAAACATTGTGAAATTAAATAAAAAATCGTTACCATATTACCGGTTAGAATTAAAAATAGGAAAGTAAAAAAAGGAGGAAATATTCCGTTGTTGCCTCACAGGATTTCATTCCGATATTTTTCATTTTCTTCATTTCAAAATTTTCCCTTTACATGATATTCAGGTTCCTTCAGTTTTCCTGCGCAAAACAACACATTTTTGATAAACCACTATGAAAAAGCCCCAAAAACTTTGCTTATTCCAAATAATAATCTTAACTTTGCGGCATAATTCTAAGGTAAAACCAAGATTGTCGGGCACTCAGAATCATCAAAGGTTTTATCTGCAGCATAAAATGATTTCGATTATGGCAAGAATTGAAAGAACATATAGTCAAGAAAAAGTAAAGCAGATGCTGAAACTTAACGAGGTATTGCTTGATTATTTACTGAGAGAGCTACCTTCTGATGCAGTTCTCCCAAGCAAAACTGATAAGGGGATGAACGTTTTGTTCACCCCCACTCTCAAATTATTGCTCAATCTTCCATTTGCCTTCCCCGTACCATTTAACCACTTGACTTGCGGTATAAGGCTCAAAATCCCAGTCGCGGGAGTGCATGAACATGTTTGTCTCGGGGTCCCAATACCAATAATGGGTGGAACCTAGGCCATAGCCCAAACTGAGTCTGCATTCTTTCTCCTTATTAGGATGATCCTTCAGATAGTTAAGCAGCTCAATAGTTGAAATCCATTGTTTTTCCATAATTTTCGTTGTTAAATTCTACAATATAATTATCAAACACGTTGCAAAGATAGAAGATCCTATCGAAATGAACAAATCAATTAGATCTTCTTAGATCGATACCCATGGGATTTAGATCTTCTTAGATCCAACTAAAAATATAATTACAAAACAACTTATAAATAAGACAATAAAT